ACCGCAAGGCCGGTCATGTCATCGGTGCGATTAAAGGTGCGCATGACTTTTTGGTAGAGAACGGCGTAGAGCCAGATTTTTGGGTCAACCTTGACCCCCGCGACCGCACCAACGGTATCAAGCACAAGAACGACCGCACGCTGTACCTTGTGGCCTCGCGCTGCCCGCCCTCCACGTTTGACTACCTTCAAGGTAAGCGCGTGATGCTGTGGCACTCATGGGCTGAAGGCCCAGAGATGGATGCGATGGGCGAAGGCAAATTAGCCATTGGTGGCGGCACGACCTCGGGTCTGCGTGCTATCAATATTGGCTACATCCTAGGATTCCGTAAGTTTTTCCTGTACGGCTACGACTCCTGCAATAGCCCCGACGGACGCAAACGGTTTACGGGCGAGTTGCCGGGTCTGACCGTAGACATCTGGGTAGGCGGCCCAGAGGGCAAGAAGTTCAACGCCAATGCCGCCATGGCCCAGCAAGCCAACGAATTCCAGAAATTGTTTGAGGTCATGCCCGACCTAAAGATGGAGGTTGTCGGCCCCGGATTGATTGCTGAAATCATGCGCTGTCGCCGCGACACGGCAAAGGCGGCGTAATGGCCATCCCCTCACGCGTCCTCGGCAGCGGCATGAGCCAACTTTCTACCGTTAGCATTTGCGGTGACGGCAAAGATGACATTGTGGCGGCGGGAACGTCAGCCGGTGATGCCACGCAACTAACGTTCGTATTTAATTCGGTAGACACCACGCCAAACAATAGCGGTGTAAAATTACCTCCGACCGAAATGGGTGCTGTGATTATTGTTGCAAATAGCGGCGCCCATAGTTTGAAGGTTTATCCGCAAAGCGGGTCAACGATCAATCAGACGACATTTGCCGGCATCCCCCAAAACCATACAACCCTGTTTTTTGCTGTGTCCAACACCCAATGGTACAGCCTAAACGGTGAACGCGTTTAACCTCAATCCCTACTGGAGAAGGAAATGCTAGACAGTGACATCAACAATGCCGACGCCCAACTACACGTTGAGTTTTATGCACGCGAGGACGGCCCCAACAAGGGCAACGTTTATTGCCGCATCCAAGCCCCCGGCGACAAAACCAACGTGATTGACCAACCGCTGCGCGATGACCACAAGGCGCGTTTCCCGCGTCAGTGGCTTTATTTTCAGATGCAGCAGAACGAAGGCGCGGCCTCGCAGATCGGCACCCCGCTTACGCAGTGGCTTGCCGACTCGCCCGATGACATCAACCGCGACCAGATCGCAGAACTGTCCATCCTAAAATTTGTCACTGTGGAACAATTAGCCCTTGCGTCGGACGCCCAACTACAGCGCGTCGGCATGGGTGCTATTGGGCTGCGCGAAAAGGCGCGAATGTATCTAAATCGCAAGAACCGCTCAGACGCCAGCGCAGAGTTGGACTCTACGAAGCAGCAACTTGCCGAACTTCAAGCACAGATGGCCGAACTGCTGGCGTCAAAAAAGCGCCGTGGCAGGCCGCCAAAAGAATTAACGGAGGGATAGTATGGGCAGCACGATGGTTCAACTCATCACCGAGTGTACGCAAGAACTCGGTATCCCGACCCCCACCAACGTTGCCGGCAACAACAGTCAAGATGTCGTGCAATTGTTAGCGTTGATGAACGCGTGTGGGTATGAGTTTCTCCGTCGTGCTGATTGGCGTGAATTGACCCGCCAGCATACGTTTTACACTGAGGCAACAACCGCAACGGGCGATTGGGTCAACGGTGTCGCAGCCATCACCGGGCTTGCAAGTACGGCGGGGCTGTCAACGTCCTACCAAGTGCAGGGCGTCGGCATCCCAAACGCAACGTATGTCACCTCGGTTGGCCCAACCAGCGTCACGCTTAACTATCAGCCAACGGAAACGGTAGTCGGCGGGCAAGTTATCTTTCAAAAGGTAAAGTACGACCTTCCGGCTGATTACGTCAGCACGGTTAACCGCACACATTGGGATAAATCTAAGCGGTGGGAAATGCTCGGCCCCGAGTCACCGCAGCAGTGGGAGTGGCTCTTGTCGGGCTATATCAGCACCGGCCCGCGTATCCGCTGGCGCTTGCTCGGTAAATATTTTCAGATTTGGCCGGGAATGAACGGTGGGGAGTTGCTCGGCTTTGAGTATCGCAGTGCGGCGTGGGCGTATGCTGCTGACGGCACGCCGAAAAACAGTTTTACGGTAGATAGCGACACCTGCATCTACCCAGATCGTTTGATGGTGCTAGGCACCAAACTTAAATACTTTGAAGCGAAAGGTTTTGACACGACCGCCCTTTACCGCGATTACTTGATGGAACTTGAAACAGCCGTTGCCCAAGACACCGCAGCGGCCAACCTGTCATTTGCGCCGCGACCCGGCACGGTGCTGATCGGTTACGACAACATCCCCGACTCGGGCTACGGTACGGATAGCCAATAATGGCCGCTCGTCGGAAACTCATTCAGCGCACAAGCAACAACGTTGCATCGCTCCCCGCTCCCGTCGGCGGGTGGAACGCACGCGATGCGCTGGCCAACATGGCGCCGACCGATGCGGTAACGTTGGAGAACTTATTTCCGGGCGTGTCTAGCGTTGCATTGCGCGGGGGTTACATTAACCACGCCACGGGTATGTCTGGTCAAGTTGAAACTTTGATGACCTACAACGCTGGGGCAACCGACAAAATGTTTGCCGTTGTGGGCGGCAACATTTATGACGTTACCTCCGCAGGCGCGGTCGGCGCGGCGGTCAAGTCGGGTTTAACGAACAACCGATGGGAATACGTCAACGTCACAACGGCAGGCGGGGCATATCTTTATGCCGCGAACGGCGTTGACGCGCCTTTGCTCTACGACGGCTCAACGTGGACATCTATCACGAATGCCTCTAGCCCTGCCATTACGGGAGTGACGACCACATCGCTAATTAGTCCAACGCTTTTCAAAAACCGTATGTGGTTTATTGAAAAGGACACGCTAAAGGCTTGGTATTTGCCAACCGCAAGCGTGGGCGGCGCGGCACAAGTTTTAGACCTCTCCACGGTTGCCCGCATGGGCGGCGCATTGCAAGCCATGGCAACATGGACGATTGACGCGGGTTACGGCGTTGATGACAACCTTGTGTTTATTACCAACCAAGGTGAAATCATCGTTTATCGCGGAACCGACCCCTCCAGCGCATCGACATGGGCGTTGATTGGTATATGGCAAGTCGGATCGCCCGTATCACGCCGTTGCGTTGCTAAGTACGGCGGCGATTTGTTGGTGTTGACGTTGGATGGATTGATTCCGCTTGCATCAGCGTTGCAATCGTCACGGTTAGACCCGCAAGTGGCGTTGTCAGACAAGATTCAAGGCGCATTTGCTGCGGCAACACGCACCTATAAGGACAACTTTGGGTGGGGATTGCTCTACAACCCGCTCAACAACGCCCTAATTGTCAACATTCCAGTTGGAACTGGCACCCAGCAACAATTTGTGATGAATAACATCACAAAAGCGTGGTGCAACTTTACGGGATGGTACGCAAACTGCTGGACGCTTCTTAACGACACCCCGTATTTTGGTGCAAACGGCATTGTTGCACGCGCTTGGGTTGGCGGTACGGGAGCCGATAGTTACGCAGACAACGGCGCGGCGATACAAACCCGATCGCTGCAAGCCTTTAACTACTTTGACACTCGCGGTGTTATCAAATACTTCACCCGAGGCCGCCCGACGCTGTACTCCAACGGCCAACCCGCCATCAGCATTGGCATTAACGTAGATTTTCAGACCGCCGACTTAGTTGGCCCCTTGTCATTCTCGGGAACCGCTTATGGTTTGTGGGATGTTGGCCTGTGGGGTCAAGCGTTATGGGGGTCGGATTCAGTCGTTTCAAACAACTTTGTAGGTCTTCAAGGCATTGGTTATTGCGGTGCTGTGAACTTCAACAGCAAAAGCAAAAACTTGTCGTTGGAGTGGGCATCAACAGACATTGTGTATCAACTCGGATGGGCTGGCGCATCGTAAGCGGCCCCGAAGTGGGCCATTGGACAATGGCAAGAACGGACGGCCACTATAACGCCGACCGTTCAACGGCTATTGGCCTTGAAAAAGACGGTCAATTGGTCGCCGGTACGGTTTACGAGATGTGGAACGGTAAATCTATCGTTTGCCACATCACTTGGGATCAGATCACCCCAGCATACCTCGCTGCGGTGTACGACTATCCCTACAACATCGCAAATGTTGATAAGATCATAGGGCCAATAAGCAGCAACCATACCCGGGCGCTGAAACTGGTCACAAAGATGGGGTTTTCAGAGGAAGCGCGAATTAAAAACGCCGCTCCCGACGGAGACATCGTGTTTATGACGCAGACACCAGATCGGTGTCGTTACTTGGAGCCTCGGTATGGGCAAAAGATCGCCGGCACCACCGCCAACACCTGATTATTCCAAAATTGCCATGTTGCAAGGCCAAGCCAATTTGGAGGCGGCCAAGCAATCGGCGTATATGTCCAACCCAAACGTCTACACGCCGACGGCGCAGCAGACGGTGCAGTGGACAAAACAGCCGCAATTTAATCAAGAAGCCTATGACAAGGCGATGCAGGATTATTGGTCACAGGCTCCCGATGGGTATACCGGCCCAGAACCATCCCGCGAACAGTTCACGACCTACGTTGAACAGCCGACAATTCGGCAAGAGTTGGTTGGCCCTGCCAAGGACATCTTTGCCACGCAGCAGCAAGCCGAGCAGGCCATGGCAAATCTTGGGCTGCGAGAGATCGGCGACTTGTCGCAGTTCCTCGGTCAAGATTTCCAAGCGCAATTGCCGCAAATCCAAACGACCCTCGGCGGGTACGGTCAAGTAGCGCAAGCCCCGAACGCTGCGGCTTACGGACAAGCCACAGGAATCGGCCCGCAAGGCGAGATCGTAGGGCCACCCCAAGCCGGCCAATACGGCCCCCTTACCCAATTTGGCGCAGGGCAGTTACCGGGGCAATATGCACCGACCGGCACCGCCCAAGGCTTGCAAGGTGCGTTACCCGGGGTGTCAACCGGCCCCGCTGCCGGTCAGTTCGGCATGGCGGGCGGTGGCCCGCAGGCGCAAACCCTGCAACAAATCAACCCTGCGGCCTTTGGTGCCATTCAAGGCGCACCGGGCGCGGGTCAGTACGGGTTAGCCCAAGGCGGCCCTAGCGCGGGCTTATACGGCCTTGCGGGCGGCGGCCCTGCCGCACCGCAGGTTGGCGGTCTTAACTTGGCCGGTGTTGGCACGGCTCAAGCCGGGGTAACGGGCGGTCAGTTTGGCGCAGCCGCAGGCGGCCCGCAGGGCGTGCAGTTTGGCGGTTTGGATACGTCCGGTTTAATGGGCATTCAAGGCGGTGTAGGACAGTTTGGACAAGCCCAAGGCGGCACGGTCGCCGGCCCGCAATTAGGAGGCTTGAACACCTTTGGCGTGGGACGCGTGCAACGCGCACCGGGCCAAGGTCAGTTTGGTTATGCCCAACAGTTTGTAGAGGGGCCAGAGTTACAGCGTCAGATTGACGTACAAGGATTAGCCGCAGCACCGATCAGCGCAGGCACAACGGCGCAACAAGCGATTATGTCGCGCCTTGGCCCTCAACTTCAGGGCGAACGCCAACAACTTTACACCCAATTGATTAACCAAGGACTTGTGCCGGGTGGTGAAGCGTTCAACGCGGCCATGTCAGCGCAAGCACAAAAGGAAAACGACCTTATCTTGCAAGCCGCAGCGCAAGGCATTGCGTTAGATCAAGCGGCACGCCAGCAAGGTTTTGCCGAACAACAATCTCGCGCCATGTTTGCCAATCAAGCCGCCCTCCAAGGGTTTGGGGCGGGCATGGAACAGGCAGGGTTATATAACGTCGGCCTTGGTCAAAACGTGCAGCAAGCCCTTGCCACGCAAGCCGCTGCCAACGCCGCTCAACAACAAGCATTCCAGCAGCGCCTTGCCGGTGCAGAGTTTGGGCAGCAAACAGAACTTGCGCGATTTGGCGCAGGAATGCAATCAGAGGCTGCACGCAACCAAGCCATTGCACAAAACACGCAATTGGCGTTGCAAAGCGGGCAGTTCGCAAACCAAGCCCAAGCGCAACAATTTGCACAGCGGTTGGCCGCAGGCGAGTTTGGCAGAGAAGCGCAACTGGCGTCGTTCCAGACGGGTCAGCAAGCGCAGCAAGCAATAAACGCGGCCATTGCTCAGAACTTCCAGCAAGCCATGGCGGCTGATGAAGCAGCCCGAGCCGCGCAAGCGCAGCGTTTTGGCCAAGCGGTCACAGGAACACAAGTCGGTGCGGAACTTGCCGGCCAGCAGTTTGGCATGGCCCAACAAGCCCAACAAACACAAAACCAAGCCATCGCGCAAAACTTTGCACAAGCACAGCAAGCCCAGCAAGCACAAAACCAAGCCGCTGCGCAGAACTTCCAGCAAGCCCTCGCCGCTCAACAAGCCGCGAACCAAGCGCAGCAACAGGGTTACGCGCAGCAGATGGGTGCGGGTGAGTTTAACCGCGAGGCATTGTTAGCGCAGTTTGGTATGGGTCAACAAGCCCAGCAAGCCGCTAATCAAGCCATGGCACAGAACTTTGCGCAGGCTCAAGCCGCCGCACAGATGCAGAACCAAGCGGGCGCACAGCAGTTTGGTCAGCAAGTGACCGCTCAAGAACTACAGAACCAAGCCCTTGCGCAGAACCAAGCGCAAGCATTGGCCGCCTACCAAGCCAATCTGGCGCGTCAACAACAAGGTTTTCAACAAGCGGGCGCACAAGCCGAATTCACAAACCGCGCACAAGCACAAGCGTACCAGCAAGCAATGGCACAACAAGCCGCCGCCAATGCCGCGCAGCAGCAGCGGTTTGGGCAAGCCATGGACATCCAAGGTTTGTACAACGCCGCCATGCTGCAAAACTACCAAATGGCAATGTCGCAACAGGCTGCGCAAAACGCCGCACAGCAACAGCAGTACAACCAAATGGTTGGTGCAGCGACGTTTGGCAACCAAGCGGTACAGCAGGCGCTTCAGCAGCAATTGGCACTACGCAATCAGCCGCTCAACGAGATTTCAGCGTTGCTATCGGGATCGCAAGTACAGATGCCGCAGTTCCAAGGCTACAGCGGCGTGCAAGTCGCTGCGACTCCGTATCTGCAAGCCGCCCAAGCGCAAGACGCTGCCGCAATGCAGCGTTACGGCATCCAAGCCAACCAAGCCGCCAGCAACGCAAGCGGTCTGTACGGATTGGCGGGAAGCCTTGGCAGCGCGGCAATCATGTCCGACCGCCGCTTAAAGTCCAACATCGTGCGCGTCGGCACGCACCCGCTTGGCATCGGCATCTATGAGTACGACATCTTTGGCGAACGCCAGCGCGGCGTGATGGCCGACGAAGTGCAGAGGGTCAAGCCGGAAGCGGTCGTGACCCACCCAAGCGGTTACAACATGGTTAAGTATGGGTTGCTGTTATGAAGTACTACAAAGCCCAGCAAGATCGTACCGACCCGCAACGCCTCGCAGAAATGCTGGCAATGCAAGAAGCCAATCAAAAAGTTAGTACTGACTACGGCGCGTTACCGTCCATGTCATCGGGAAGCCCTAACTTCATTAACCCGATGGATTTAGAAAAGATGCGCCGCACAGCCATGAACCGCAAAGCGCAAAAGATTGGCAAGAACACCTACGACACCACCACACCCACAGATACGACGGGGTTAGCATGAACGGATTTACACCAGACCGACCGCAACGCATGGCGCAAATGTTAGCGTTGCAGGAGCGTAATTCATCGCTTAACGCCCCAGCGGGTCAGCGGGACGGTATGCCGGCGATGCGTCCGTCACTTGCGTATAGCGGCGCTACGCCCAACACCGCCGCAGGCATCGCACCGCAAGCCATGAATTTTAACGGCCCAATGAACACCCCGCAGCCCGGAATCACCGGCTCTCGCGGTTATTCATCGCCACAACTCGGTAACGGGCCGCGCAAGCCCGCCTCCCCCGGCATGACGACGCCGCAAGGAGGGCAGTACAGAGGTGACTTTGATGCGAACTTATAAAGCATTTACGGAACCAAGCCCCTACGAAATAGAGAAGCAGCGTGCCGAACGGCAACGCCGCTACGCTGAACTTTTGCAGCAGCAAGCCATGGAAGGCGAACAAGAGCCGTTCACGTTCCAAGGTTTTCGTGCAATGCCATCGCCGGCTAATGCGTTGGGTCGCATTCTGCAAGCCTATACCGCCAAAAAAGTGGGCGAAAAAGCGGAGGCGTCTGAAGCAAAGGCGCGTGAGGCTGATATTGCAGGCATGACTGAACTTCAGCGGTCGCTTGGGCCGCAAACTCGCGTTGTTGAGCCTGATATGTTTGCTGACCCAATGGAAATGGGTAGCAAATACACGCCCCCACGCACCGAAACAACTATGCCGAGTTTCCAGCAGCGCGAATCGTTGCTGACGAACGCACTGGCAAGCGGTACGCCGTCATCTCAGCGCCTCGCGCAATTGATGTTGAGCCGTCAACCGCAAATGACAATGGAAGCACTAATGAGTGCATCGCCTGAAAGCAGGCGCAAATATCAAGAAACAGGCGATCCATCAGTTTTGGAGTTAGCGCCAAAAGCAGGTAATTTGCCGAGCGAGGTTGAAACGTATCAGTATTATGTTGCCGATCAGCGACGATTAAATAAGCCAGTTAAATCGTTTGAAGATTGGCGATTGACGAAGCCGCCATCCACTAGCATTACCAATGTGTTGCCGGGTGAAAAAACGACAACCGCATATACAACGGCGTTGAGTGGAAAATTAGCAGATCAAGATGCGGCCGATCTTGCATTAGGTGAGCAATCTTTGCCGCAGATTGACGCGTCGTTCCGTGTCCGTGATTTGTTGAAACAAAACCCCATTACGGGAACTGGCGCAAATGCACGGCTTGCGCTTGAGCGAGCATTGGCTACCGCAGGCTTTTCAAAAGGCCAAAAAGCCTCTGTTACGGAAAATTTGGCGGCCGAACTTGGCAAAGTTACATTGGCTGCAATTCCAACAAGCGGCCTTGGGTCGGGTCAAGGATTTACTGGTAGCGACCGAGAATTTTTGGAGAAAGCCGCTGCTGGTACGTTGGAGTTGACAAATGCCAATCTTGAATACCTTGCTGAGTTAAACGAAAAGGTCGCAAGAGCAAACATTCAGCGCAGCAATAGAACGCGATCAAGATTGCGAAAAATCCCAGAATTCGCTGGGTTGGGCGATAGATTTCCCGACATTGTTGCCCCGCCTGCGTATGGCAGTCAGTTGCCGCCGGGTGCAGTTCTTGACCCGTCGCCACGGTAAGCGAGGACGTTATGGCATACAAAGAAGGGCAAACCGCGACAAACACGCAAACTGGCGAACGGTTCATATTCCGTAACGGCAAATGGGAAAGTCTTAGTTCTGAGTCAAAAGCGCGGCAGGCTGGCCGAACGTTGCCAATTGAAGCGCGGAGACTAATGACGGGCCTTCAAGGCGCGTTTTTAAACACGGCAGATGAGTTAGCGGGTGCTGCGGCTGCTCAAGGGCAAGCCGGGTCGTTTGCGGGAGCGGGTTATGCGAATCAAGCAACCCCAAGGATGCGACCCGAGCAGATGTATGAGCCAGCCCGAGAAGCCTTTAGGGGAGGCGTAGAAAGTTTCCAAGAGGAGCGTCCCGGCGAGGCATTAGCAACCGAAATAACGGGCGGTGTTGTAGGCGCACCTCTTTCCCTTGGGTTAGGGTTGCCTCGCCTTGGCGTAACGGCATTGCAACGAGGCTATCAGTTTTTAAAGCCCATAGTTGGAACTAGCGCGGTTTCAGCGGTTGGCGAAACTGAGGCTGAATCACCCGGTGATTTTGCAGCAGATGTGGCTCGTCGCACCGCGATAAATACCGCATATGGCGCAGGATTGGGTTTAGGCGGCAAGGGTTTAGGTGTAATTGGAAGTCAAATTGCTCAACGAACGCCAAAAGTTGGCGAACGATTTGCAAAAGACCCGGCCCGTGAACGCCTTGCCCAATTGTTAATGCGGGACATGAATGCGCGGTTTACTGGCGCACAAGACCCCATCACAATTGCAGAGCGTCGGTTAAGGGTATTTGGCCCAGATGCTCCGCTGGCGGCAACAGGCCGAGAAACAACAGAGGAGTTGGGGCTGCTGCGCAATCTTCCGGGTTCGCAGCAACGTGCCATTGACAAGGAAACGCGACGAATTCAAGAGCGTCGTGGCCCTGCACTTGTAGAAAGCGCAGAAACTGCAATGGGCGGTCAAGGCGTCCCGTTTCGCGCAACCGTGCTTCAATATTCTCAAGATGCGCGGGCAAAAGCAGCGCCGTTCTATCAACAGTTAGAAGGTCAAGATTTTGTTGTAGACAAAGGATTGGCTGATTTGCTTACCCGATCCCGTAAAGCGTTTGGTGAGGCTGAAGAACTTGCGGCGGTGCGTGGTATGCCCGCCAAACTTGATCTTGGCGCTGTGCGACCGGGTGACAGAGTGCCGTTTGAGGTATTGGATAACCTTAAGCGCACGCTGTATGACATTGAAGAAGCCGCAAAAGGTGAGTTTGGTAAATCCACGGAAAAAAGCCGTGCTTATACCCAATTGCGCCGCAGTCTAATCGCCAAACTAGACGAACTGTCGCCTAAAGACAGCAAAGGCCAAAGCATTTATAAACAAGCCCGACAAGCGTTTGAGGGCGAAGCGCAGTTAGAGACTGCAATGCGGCGTGGTCGTGATGCGCTGAAAGAGGACGCAGAGGAACTTGCCGCAACAATGGCTGATCTTGAGCCGTCGCAACTTGAAGCGTTCCGCATGGGCGCGTTGCAAGGTATTCGTGACTTAGCAGGGACGGGCGCGGGTCAATCTCGGCTTCTTAACGTATACAAAGAACCTACGCTGCAAGCCAAACTGCGAACTATTTTTGGCAATGATTTTCGCAAGTTTCAAAGAGCCATTACAACGCAAGAAGAATTGCGCCGAGTGGAGCGTGCGGGTCAAGGTTCGCAAACCTTCAAGTTAGGCGCACGAGCAGAAGATCAAGCCGCAATGATGGATGCTTTTGATTTGGCTCAATCTGCACAAACAGGCGGTTTGCCCTTTGTTTCGCGGATTGCCCAAAGATTTTCTAAAATCCGTATGCCAGAAGAAACAAGAAAAGAGTTGGCAAGATTACTATTGCTGCGCGGCGAACCCGCCGCAGAAGAACTAACGAATATGCGTGCATTTATGGAACGTCGTCGCCGTCAGCAAGCCCTTGCAGGGCAATTAGCCGGGCGCACAGGCGCGATAACGTCACAGGAGTAAATACAGATGTCTTTCAATGGTTCCGGGACGTTCGTCATCAACACGGCAGGCCAGCCTGTCGTCGCTAACACCGTCATTTCGGCCACGGTCTTTAATGCGCTTACCGCAGACCTTGCCACGGGTCTTTCTACCTGTATCACCAAAGACGGGCAAACGACCATTACGGCCAACATCCCCTTTGGCTCTAACAAAATTACAGGGCTTGGTGCTGCGACCGCAGCAACCGATGCCGCCACGTTTGGGCAAGTGCAATCCACCGCCGCCAAACTCATCACGGTCACGGGTACGGACACCATTACGGGAACCATGTCGCCTGCGCTGACGGCTTACGCGGCAGGGCAACTGTTCTACTTTATTGCCAACGCCGCCAACACTGGCGCCATGACGATCAACATTGACGGTCTTGGCGCAAAGGCCATCACGCGAGACGGCTCCACGGCATTGATTGCGGGAGACGTTAACACGGGCGAGATCGTCGTCATTTGCTATGACGGCACCCGTTTTCAGATGATTAACGCCGCCAATTCATTTGGCAACACGACGATCAACGGCACCCTTACGGTTACGGGTAACACCGGGCTGCAAGCCAACGTCTCCATTACGTCTACGTTGTCCGTTGGCGGCACCTTTGCCGTCACAGGCGCTGCAACGCTCGGTAGCACGCTTTCGGTTACGGGTAAGTCAGACCTTCCGGTAGTCTCCACGGCCTCCATGAACGCGGCTGTAGCCGTTATTACAACGGGAACGGTGACTAATCTCACCTCTACGTCGGCCTCCATCGCCAGCATGAACGCCGGGGTTGCCCTTCTTACCAACGCCACGGTCACGACGCTGACCGCCACAGGCGCGTCCATCGCCTCGGCCAACATCGGCAACCTTCAGTTTACGGCCGCCTCTATCGCCTCCATCAACGCAGGCGTTGCGGTGATTACAAGCCTCACAGCAACGGGAGCGTCCATCGCCAGCATGAACGCGGGTGTGGCGCTACTCACCACGGCAACAGTGACGAGCCTTACCGCTACGGGAGCCTCTATCGCATCGGCTAACGCGGGCAACCTACAGGTCACAGGTGCCTCGGTCGCCTCCGCTAACGTCGGTGTGGCGCTTATCACCACAGGCACAGTTACAGCCCTTACGGCCACAGGAGCCTCTATTGCGTCGGCTAATGTCGGCACCGCAGTCGTCACAGGGCTGACTGTTACCAACGCCTCTATTGCCTCGGCAAACGCAGGTACGGCCACGCTCTCCGGCAACCTCACGCTTAACGGCGGCACCGCCAACGGCGTGCTGTATCTGAACGGCAGCAAGGTGGCGACGAGTGGGAGTGCGCTGACGTTTGATGGGACGAACTTTGCGACAACAGGAAACATAGGCGCAGGTTCAACCACTATTTATGATGGTGGCGGTTTTGGGCGTGTTGTTAGCATATATGGATCTGCTGCTGCGGCTGTTTCTCTTGTTAACGCTAATAGGCAGTATCAATTAGGAGTAACCGGAGCAAATGCTTTTGGTATATATGACCATACAGCAGGCTCTTACCGTTATCAGATTGATACTTCTGGTAACAACATTTGGACTATTAGTTCCGAACAGATGCGCCTCACCTCCACGGGCCTCGGCATCGGGACGAGTTCGCCTGCGTATAAGTTGGATGTAAATGGTTCTGCACGGGCATCAGGACTTACAGCAAATAGTTCTGCAATTTTAGCCGGGGCATCGCAAACAACCGTTGATTTTTTACCCGGCACCGCAGGCCGAGTTATTGCTTGGGGGCCAAACGCATCAACCGCAGGAACTTTGTATTTAGGTACGGTTTCTTCTGATGCCTCTGTAGGTTCAACATCCGCGGTTGTCTTAAACCCCTCCGGCAACCTCGGTCTGGGCGTGACGCCGAGTGCGTGGGGAAGCAACTGGAAAACAATCCAGATTGGTCAACGGGCCAATTTTGTCTCTGGTCCGGCCACTCAACCGATGGTCGTGTACAACGCTTACCACGACAACACCAATTTCAAATACATTGCAAGTTCGGTTCAGGCTAGTTATTACGAACAGACCGCTGGAACACACGTTTGGTTCAACGCCCCCTCCGGCACCGCAGGCAACGCGATCACGTTCACGCAGGCGATGACGCTGTTTGCGTCAGGGGCTTTATGGGTTGGTTCAAGTAGCGAACTCGTTAGCGGCCAAGGCATTGTTGGCCTAAATGGAGCATCCGGTACGGCACTTGGGCCTGTACTTGGCTTTGCACAAAATGGGACAATTATTGGAGGTATTGGACAATACTCTCGCATAACTGGCAGCGGTACGTCACAAGACATTTTCATCCAGTCTCAAGGCTCTAGTAACAACGTCGGTATAAACGCCAACCCTGCCAGCGCGTATATCTATTTCCAAACGCAAGGCACCGAACGCGCACGCATCACGGCAGGGGGGTATTTCAAGGCGAGTAATGACGGGGTGTATGTTGGTAGTACAGGTTCGTACCACGAATTAAGATCAACCGCTAACGAGACTGGCGTTATTGTTCAACTTACTAACGCAACTCTCAATCAGTCAGTAAACGGCATACAAGTAAACTATTCTGGAGCGTCTCCAAACG